CAATAACTGCTGCTGGATTCTCAACTACTACTGGAACTTCATCACAGTTCTTAAAAGCAGATGGTTCCGTTGATAGTTCTACATATTTAACTTCTTACACTGAGACTCAGACTCTTGATAATGTAGTTGGATTAGGTTCTACTACGTCACATACAATAACTGCTGCTGGATTCTCAACTACTACTGGAACTTCATCACAGTTCTTAAAAGCAGATGGTTCCGTTGATAGTAATACATATCTTACTTCTTATACAGAAACTGATCCTGTAGTTGCTGCTATCAATGGTATTGTTAAGTCTGACGGTTCAACTATTTTAGCAGCAACATCTGGAACTGATTACTTAGCACCTTCAAGTGATGGATCCAGTTTGTCTGGCATTATAACATCAATTAGTGCTGGAACCAATATCACTTTAACTGGTGGTCCTACAGGCATAGTTACTATCAATAGTTCCGCTACTGTTGATGGACTTTGGTCATTAGATGGAGATAATGTCTACTATGATACTGCAGGTGGCAATATCGGTATTGGTACTACAGACCCAACATCAAAATTAGACGTTGATGGTACTCTGAATGTTTCAGGTGTTTCTACATTCCAAGATACAGTTATCTTTGATAGTACTTCTGACGAGGGTTCTTTTCTTGCAAAGAGTAGTGATGATAATAAACCAGTTCTTCAAGTAAAACAAACTGGTGATTCTAATTATGATTATGCATCGGGTTTTGATTCATATAGACCGACTCAGGTTGGTACTGCAATTACAACTGGAAGTTCTGTACCTTCTTCGGCAATTTACCAAACTGATGATGAAATTTATCAGTATGTTAGAAGCAATCTGGGATTTTTTGACATGGATCAAGATGGAGTTGTATCTCCTGCTGATGCTAAGTTGGTTCAAAGAGTACAATCTAACACCAGGAGTATATGGAACGGTTCAAGTTATACCCAGGATTTAATCCTGGGCAATGGAACATATACCAATTCTGATTGGAGTGAACTGTTTGACAGAGCAGAATTAATGTATCTGGCACCATATACCCAAAACGTTAATGTTGGAATAACCACAACAATTCTTACTGGAGTTACAACTTCTCAAGTTATTGTAGGAAATGATTATCCTGTTGGAGCTAGTACATTTATTGCGGCAAATACTAAGGTAACTGCTATTGGTTCTGGTGAGGTTACTATAAGTAATGCTACAACTAATACTGAGATATTAACTGGTGCTGCTGTTACTTTTGGAATGGGACCTCATGGATATGGAATGTGGGACATAACGGGTCGTGGAGATGTTGATGATCATATAGATGGTGAAATGATATTGAAGATAGTGGGAAATTATGATGGTAATAATTATGCTGAATCTAACAGCAGTGTAGTTGGTTTAAATCCAACTCTTGGTGTTGGTATCAATACTTTCTTAAATCCCCCAGACTATGGTCCTCCTCGTTATAATACGGTAATAAGAAGTCCTAGAATTGGTATTGGAACTAGTCCAAAACTTCACCAGTATGGTTCAAGTTCTGTAACAATCAACGCAGATTTGGAAAATCTTGATGCTCTATCTGTTACAGGAAAAGTAAACGTTAATGGAACTTTGAGTGTTTCTTCTAATGTTTCTAGTGGCAATACATCAACATTTAATCATAATGTTGATGTTTCGGAATTTGTCAACGGTGTTGATATTTCAAGTGGAAATGTAAGACTTTCTGGACATACTAGTACTTTAGTCGGAACTATAACAACATCAACTTCAACAACAGGTGATCAAAATTATTTTGGTTGCAACGTTGCTTGTAATAGTGATGGTTCTTCAGTAATGATTGTAGGCATTAATACAGATACAGAAGAAGGAACTATATCTGTATTTGATAAAAATGGAAATAATTACGATTTTGTCGGACTTGTAACTGATACTACTGTAATAGCTGGATATGATAGTAGTGATCTACCAGCAGATTGTGTTATGAGTGATGATGGGAATATATTTGCATTCTCATCTGGTGCTGCCCGTGCTGCTATTGGTGCTGGAAATACTATAGTAGTGTGGCAAAGATCTGGAAATACTTTGTCACAATTAGGACTCATAGAGTATGATACTCTGACAGGATGGGGTGCAACTGAAGGAATGGGTAGTAGTAGTGCTGAATTTGGTTGCTCATTAGATATGAGTGCTAATGGGGAGATATTTGTAGTTGGTGCCGAACGTGATCGATTAAGTAATGTAGGTATAGGCACTACTATTAAATCTGGTCGTGTTCATGTCATTGAACGTAATGGATCAACCTTTACTGGGATTGCTACTCTAACACCAGATCCATTATATCAAGAATCACTTGATTACTTTGGTTTTAATACTGTTATAAGTGATGATGGAGATACAATAATTGTTGCTCAACCCTACATGAATAATGGATACATTTATAAATTTTCAAGAGTTGGAAATACATATACTCAAGTTGGACTTAAAACTGATCTTAATGGATATGCATCTGGGTATGGTCTTGAGATTTCTGGTGATGGGACACGAATATTTGTCTCAAATTATGAGAGTAATGCTTTTGAGGATAGTAGAATTAATATTCTCGATGGTGATTTAAATCTATTAGAAACAATTCCAGTAGATGACCCTATAGGTGCTTACAATGCAGTTCTAGAATCTCGAAAAACAATTCAATCATCTTATGATGGCCGAGTATTCGTTACGGGAACGAATCTGGGTAATGGAACATCTGAAATGTATCACTACTCAGATGTGCATGAAAAATATGAATTTTTTGCATCAAAAGAATATGGATATTATTATTATGCAAACGGACTTGCAATAACCAGGGATGGAAGCAGGGCATTTATTCCGAACTCCGACCAACTCTATTCATCGAAGGGGAAAGTAGAATATTATGATATTATTTCTTCAAAGGTCGGTATTGGTATTTCAAATCCATCAACAGAATTACACGTTAGAGGAACAGCAACCATATCAGAAGGTGTAAAAGGATCTATTCGTCAGGTTGTTGGTTACAGTACTGACGCTACTTTTACGACTTCATTGACGGCAGTTCAACATAATGCCGTTACTGACATGGGTGTTGAGATCAATCTCAGCAGTCCTTCAAATAAAGTTCTTGTTACTTATGATCTTACTGGAGAATTTAATAGCAGTTCTGCTGCTTATAATACTGGTATTTCTTTTGCAAGAGTTAGTGGTAATTATGCAACTGGAATTGTAACTGTAACACCAGGAAATGCCGATTCCGGATATTATAATAATCCCGATAATAGAATTCGGGGAATTACAACACCAGTCGTAAGTTATAGTGACGATAGTACCACCACTGCAGAAAAATTATCAATTATTAATTTCCTGGACAGTCCAAATACAACAGGTATTGTGACATATTACCCAACAATTTACCCATATACTAATATGAGTTGGTTTGGTAATAGAACAGTCAGCGATACCAATGGAAGTGGTAATGAAAGATTTATTTCATACATTACACTCCAGGAAATTGTTGGTTAATCTTAACTAAATAAAGAAAAAAGTCCGTCAAATGGCTGCCATTATAACTGATCAGATTAGAATATTAAATGCAGGAAATTTTGTAGCTGGAGTTACTAATTCTAGTAATTCTTACTATTCTTTTATTGGATTGCCAAATCCTGCAGATTATCAGGAGGATTGGAATCAAGATCCACCATCTCCAAAAGATAACTTTGATCAGGAGAGTGATTATTGGGACACGATGGTTGCTCTCAAAAAAATTAATGCGGCAGACATTAGACAAGTTGTTCCTAAAAGAGTTTGGTCTTCTGGAACTACCTATGACATGTATCGTCATGACTACAGTAGAACAAATACTGCAGTAGTTTCTGGTTCTACATCACTATATCTTGCAAATTATATTGTAATGAATAGTGATTTCAGAGTTTATATTTGTCTTCATAACGGAATTGACCCAGATAATCCAACTGCTAAACCATCTTTAGATGAACCAACATTTACTGATTTAGAACCAAGATCTGCTGGAACAAGTGGGGATGGTTATATTTGGAAATATCTTTATAGTATCAGACCAAGTGATGTTGCTAAATTTGAATCAACAGAATATCTTCCAGTTCCTTCTGAATGGTTGACTTCTACAGAAAACTCTGCAGTCAGAGATAATGCTGTTGATGGGTCAATTAAAATTATCACTATTACGAACAGAGGTATTGGATTAGGACCTGCAAATACAACATACACCAATGTTCCAATTAGAGGTGATGGGTCTGGAGCAGAATGTACGATTACAATTGATGGTAATCAGCAGGTGAGTTCAATAACAGTTTCTGATCAAGGATCGGGATATACTTATGGTAACGTAGACTTGGTTGGAGGAGGAGTTCCTACAGGAACTACAAGACCGGAGTTTAATGTAATTATTCCACCTCAAGGTGGACATGGTGCAAATATTTACAGAGAACTCGGTGCATATAATGTACTTCTTTATTCAAGAATTGAGAACGACAATACCAACCCAGATTTCATAACAGGAAATCAAATTGCAAGGATTGGTATCGTAGAAAATCCTCAACAATTTGGATCAACTGATATTCTCACTTCGGACAAAGCAAGTGCTCTGGGTGCTTTAAAATTAGTCGGAACTGGATATAGCACGGCTACATTTGATCCAGACTCTTATTTTACACAAACTATTTCTACAGGAACAACTGCTGTTGGAAGAGTTGTAAATTATGATTCTACAACTGGAGTTCTTAAATTCTGGCAAGATAGATCACTGGCAGGATTTGCTACTGTAGGAACTGCCCAAACTAATCCAACTTATGGATATGAATTGCAAGAGTTTACTGCATCTCCAGGATCAGGTGGTTCTTTAACTGTTACTCCATCTACCGGATTAAACTTGACAATTGATACAAACTTTACAGGTATATCTACCGTAATAAATAATAGGACATACTATCTTGGTCAAACTTTTGCAAATGGTGTTGCCAATCCTGAGGTCAAGAAGCACTCTGGTAGTATAGTTTACGTTGATAATAGACCTTCTATTACAAGATCGTCAAATCAAAAGGAAGACATAAAAGTTATTTTGCAGTTCTAAAGAATTATGCCACAACAAACGAACCTCAATGTATCCCCATACTTTGACGACTTTGACTCGCAAAATGATTATTATAAAGTATTATTCAAGCCAGGGTATCCAATTCAAGCAAGAGAATTAACATCTCTGCAGTCAATATTACAAAATCAAATTGAAAAATTTGGTCAGCACTTTTTTAAAGAAGGTGCTGCTGTAATTCCAGGAAATACTAGTTATAATGGTCAATATTATGGAATTCAGTTACAGAATAATTACCAAGGAGTTCCAGTTTCTGCATATGTAGATCAGTTAGTAGGAACAAAAATTACTGGAGATAGATCGGGAGTTTCTGCTTTCGTCGATAAAATTCTTTTTCCAGAAGATTCTGATAATGGAAATCTGACACTCTATATCAATTATTTAAACTCAGGTTCTGTAGATAATACCACAAGAGAGTTTTTAGACGGAGAAACTTTAGTTTGTAGTGAGCAAATTGATTCAGGTCTTCTTGGAAACTCTGTAATTCCTGCTGGTTCACCATTTGCATCAACCATAGATACTGATGCTACGGTAAATGGATCAGCATTTAACATTGCTGAAGGTGTCTATTTTATTAGAGGTTCTTTTGTTAATGTTTCTTCAGAGACTTTGATTCTTGATCAATATAGCAATGGACCAAGTTATAGAGTAGGTCTTTTTATCACAGAAGAGATTGTAACTTCGGATATTGACGAATCTTTAAATGATAATTCTCAAGGCTTTAGTAATTATTCTGCCCCAGGTGCAGATAGACTTAGAATAACTGCATCTCTGTTCAAAAAACCTTTAACAGATTTTAACGACGACAATTTTGTTCACTTAGCAACCATTGAAAATGGTTTATTGGTGAATAGATCCAAAAAAGGTCTTACTATAGGAGCTGGAAGTGTAGCTTACAAAGATCTTGAAGAAGTTTTAGCAAGAAGAACTTCTGAAGAATCGGGTGACTACTATGTAAAACCATTTACAATTAGGGCATTAGAATCTCTAAATGACCATCTTGGTAACAGAGGTTTATATGAAGACGGACAAACCACTCCAACTGGTGGAGTAGTTTCTGATGATCTTGGATTATATAAAGTATCTCCAGGAAAAGCATACGTTAAAGGATTTGGTGTAGAAACAGTTGGTTCTACAATTATTGATTTTGATAAACCAAGGACTACAAGAACCTTGGAAGGACAAAACTTAATTTATAATACTGGACCCACTCTTTCCCTGAATAGAGTTTTTAGATCCCCAACTGTTGGACTCGGTAATACTTATTTTGTAAGTCTCAGAGATCAGAGAGTTGGTTCTGTACAAGATCCTGTTACTCATCCAGGAAAAGAAGTTGGAGTTGCTAGAGTATATGATTTCAGACTTGAAACTGGGTCATATAATACATCCAACGCAAATTTAAATCAATGGGATCTATGTCTATATGATGTACAAACTACTACAGATCTTACATTAAATCAACAAATTAGTCTTAGTGTTCCAACTCATGTGAAGGGTGCTAGTAGTGGAGCTACTGGTTTCTTGAGACATGAAGTTTCTGCAGGAATTGCAGTAACTGTTTATGAAACCAATGGTTCTTTTATTCCTAACGAAAGACTAATTTTTAATGGAATTGATGACGGAAGAATTGCATTAGCAGTTACTGCACATGGTATTTCTGATGCTAGGTCGGTATTTGGTGGTGGAGGAAATACTGGAATCAACACTTTTAGTGCAGATATTATCCCATCAACTTCTTTTGTTGTTGGAATTGCTACTGTCAGTCCTGCAGCAAGTGGAATCAGTACTATTATTAGTAACAATCCAAAATTTCCTGGAACTGTTGTTAAAGAAAATGATTTAGTTGAATATACCGACACTACTGTAGATGATCCTATTCTTGCAAGAGTAACCGGAGTTACTTTAAACTCAATTACTGTTGAGGGTGTAGAGTCTGTAGGAGGTATTGCTGCTGGAGGATTGCCATCTAGTACATTATCAGTTACTGATCTTAAAGTTCTTAAAACAAAATTATCATCATCGTCTGATGATACACTTTTTACACCTCTTCCAAAAGATAATATCGCATCTTTATCATTAACAGATGCCTCACTGACAATTAGAAAGACTTTTACTGTCAATATTTCTTCAAATCAGTTGAGTGGAAGTGGAGTAACAGCAGATACTAATGAAACTTTCCTTCCATTTGATGAAGAAAGATATTTGCTTACAAGATCTGATGGTACTACAGAAGCACTGTCTTCTGATATGTTTGATATCAGCTCTGATGGTTCTGCCCTTCAGATTAGAAATCTTGGATCCAATGATACTGGAGCTACTTTAGTTGCTTCATTGACAAAAATTAAACCAAAATCAAAAGTTAAAATTAAAAATAGAGTTAATTCTATTGTTATTAATAAATCAAAACTTGAGGGATCTGGTAGTGATGCAACAACTCTTAATAATGGACTGATTTATGGAAGTTATCCATATGGAACTAGAGTTGAAGATGAAGAAATTTCACTGAACGTCCCGGATATTGTAGAAATTCATGGAATTTTTGAATCTTCAGGTACTAATGCACCTTCTGCCCCTTCATTAACTCTTCAGACTATTAATAGTCAGTCAACAACTACTGCAGAAATTCTGATTGGTGAGCAGTTGGTTGGACAAACTAGTGGTAGTGTTGCAGTTGCTGTTGAAATTGCAGATAGTAATACTATTAAGTATGTGCTCAAGAATGCAATTGGATTCACTGAAGGTGAAACTGTAGAATTTAAAGAATCTGGAGTTACTGCAGTAATATCTAGAAACACGTCTTCAGATAGAGATGTATCTTCAAACTTTACATTTAAGTCTGGTCAAGAAAATACTTTCTATGATTATGGAAGACTTAAAAGAAAATCAAATTCTCTAGCACCTTCAAAACAAATTAGAGTTTACTTCTCTAATGCATATTTTGATTCAACCGATGACGGTGATATTACTACAGTAGAATCTTATAAGCAGTTTGATTATAAGAATGATATTAAGGTAGTTAATGGAAATAGGACAACTGATATTATTGATATAAGACCAAGAGTTTCTAATTATACTGTAAGTGAAAACGTAAGATCTCCTTTAGAATTTTTTGGAAGATCTTTTGATAGTGCTGGACAATCTGCTGCTAATGTATTAGCTTCTGATGAAGCAATTAGATTAGATTATTCTTACTATCAAGGAAGAATTGATAGGATTTACTTAACAAAGAGGGGAACTTTCCAGGTAGTTTATGGAACTCCTTCTGATAGTCCTCAACGACCAAATCCTATTGAAGATGCAATTGAAATTGCACAAGTTTCATTGCCACCATATCTTTATGATCCAAAAACAGTTGATATCAAATTCTTAGAATACAAGAGATATCAGATGCGTGATATCAAAAAACTTGAAGATAGAATTAGAAATCTTGAATATTATACTGCACTTTCTCTTCTTGAAGTAGAAACTGCTAATTTATTTGTTGAAGATGATGAAGGTCTTAATAGATTTAAGTCTGGATTTTTTGTAGATAACTTTACAGACTTTAAAGTCCAAGACACTTTACTACCTATTAATAACTCTATTGATAGAAAAGCAAAGGTTTTGAGACCAAGACACTATACGACTGCACTTGATTTGTCCTTCGGTCCAGTTATTGGAGATACTTCTAACGAAGATGTAAACTTCAATACTATTGAAGGAACTAATGTTAGAAAGCAAAATGGTATTCTGACTCTTGATTATGCTGAGAAAGAATTTTTAAGACAATCATTCGGAACAAGATCTGAAAGTGTAACTCCTTACTTGAAGAGTTTCTGGAAGGGAACTTTAGAAATGGTTCCTGCATCTGATGTTTGGATAGATACTGTTAGATTAGAACCTCAGATTATTGGTGTTGAGGGTGATTATGCAAGAACATTTGATGATCTAGTTGAGTCTGGTGATATTGATCCTCAGACTGGATTTGGTCCTATCATTTGGGATTCTTGGGAACAAAACTGGACTGGATCAAGTTTTGTCGATAGAGATAGAAGAAGACAAGAAACCAGTATCGTCAATGGAAACTGGTGGAGAAGAAGAACTGATGTTATTGAAGAAACCCTGAGAACTACAACCAGAACTGGAACTAGAACCAGAGATGGACGACAGACAGCAGTTTTTGAATCTTTTGACCAATCTACTATTGGAGATAGAACCGTAAGTAGGGATCTTATCCCCTTCATGAGATCTCGTAATGTGGAATTTACTGCAAAGCAGGTTCTTCCACTTTCTACAATGTATGCTTTCTTTGATGGTGTAGATGTAACCAAGTATTGTGTTCCAAAATTACTTGAAATCTCAATGGTTTCTGGAACCTTCCAAGTTGGTGAAACTGTTGAAGGTGTAATAATTAGAACGGGACAAGGTGGAAATCAAGTCTCTACTGAAGAATCTGATCCATATATTAGATTTAGAGTTGCTCAACTTAATCATAAGGAAGGTGCATTTGATGCTCCAACAAAAATCTATGTAGAGAATCCATATACAAATCAACCAATTTCTGGAACTTATTCTTCTACCTCATCTCTTCTGAATATTGATACTGCATCATTAGCAGAGCAAGTAAGAGGAGATTTCTTTGGATGGGTAGGATCTGGAATGGCATTCAGAGGTGAAACAAGTGGAGCAACTGCTACTATTGGCAATATTAGATTAATATCTGATAGGTCCGCAACTTTGATTGGTAGTTTCTTTATTCCAAATCCTAACAACTCTAGTTTCCCATCATTTGAATCTGGAACCAAGACTCTAACTCTGGTTAATGATCCTAATAATAATCAGAGAGAATCAACTACGGTTGCTGAAGAAGAATTCAATTCTTCGGGTACTATTGAAGCAAAACAAGAAACAGTTCTTTCAGTAAGAAATGCAAGAGTTGATGTACAAATTGCATCTGAATCAGAACCTATTAGATCTGTTGATACTGCTGTTATTGAAAGTAGAGTAGTCAATAGTTGGGAATGGTGGGTGCCACCTCCACCACCACCTCCACCACCACCACGTCCAAGACCACGTCCAAGAAGATGGCGTGGAGACCCCCTGGCACAGTCCTTCTATGTTGGAGAAAATGCTGGAGCATTCATAACTAGTTGTGATGTATTCTTTAGTGCTAAAGATGATATGGATGTACCTGTCACTTGTCAGATTAGGACAATGGAAAATGGACATCCTTCACAAAAGATTCTTCCATTCTCTGAAGTAGTCTTGGATCCAGATGAAATAACAACTTCAACTGATGGATCAGTTGCAACAAATATTCCATTTAAGGCACCTGTTTATGTTGAGGCTGGAAATGAGTATTGTGTTACTCTTTTATCAAACTCAGTAAAATATCAAGTCTTCATTTCAAGGGTTGGAGAAAATGATTTAGTTTCAGATGACTTTGTTGCAACACAACCAACATTAGGATCTCTGTTCAAATCACAAAACTCATTTACATGGGAACCAAGTCAGTGGGAAGATCTTAAATACACTCTTTACAGAGCAGAATTTGAAACCACTGGTAATGTTGAACTCTATAGTCCCGAACTTTCTGAAGGAAATTCTCAGATTCCAAAACTAATGCCAGATCCATTAGAAATTGAATCTAGAACTATTAGAGTTGGGTTGGGCACAACCGTTGCAGATTCTTATGTAATTGGTAATACATTCTCTCAACTTGGAACAAATGCAACCGGCAACTTAGTAGGAACCGCAGGATCGGCAACAGGAACACTGACAGTCAGCAATGCTGGTATTGGATATACTCCAGGAAATGGTTCATTTACATTCAATGGAGTAAATCTGATTACCTTAACCGGAAACGGAAGAGGTGCAACAGCTAATATCAGTATTCAGGATGGAAGCATTGCTTCTGCACCAACAATCGTATCTGGTGGTTCTGGTTATAAAGTAGGTGATGTTCTTGGTATTGATGCAATTGGAGATGCATCTGTTGGTGCTAATGCAAGATTAACAATTACTAATATTGGAGATGCTAACGAATTGATCTTTAACAATGTTCAAGGTGAATTTATTGTTGGTTCAGCAAATACTATAATGTATACCAATAGTTCTGGTATCACAACTGAACTTAACTATTCTAATGGTGGAAATACTCAAATTTCTTCTATTAATGTTGATACTGATGGATTACACTTCAAGGTAAACCATAAGAATCATGGAATGTATTTCTCAAATAATTCCGTTATTCTTTCAAATGTCACACCAGACACAGTTCCAACCACAATTACTGCAGAATATAACTCAGATTCTACCGATGGAATTGTTGTTGCAGATTCTTCTACTTTTGGAACTTTTGAAGGTGTTGGGATTGGAACTACTAATACCGGATATGTATTAATTGGTGATGAAGTTATTGAATATACAAATGTAACTGGAAATACAGTTGGTGGTAATATTGTCAGAGGAACAAATGCTAGAACATATCCAATAGGAACACCTATTAGAAAGTATGAATTGGCAGGAGTCAACCTCAAGAGAATCAATAAAACTCACTCATTGAGTGATGTAACAGATACAGATCCATTCACATTTGATTCTTATAAAATTAAGATTGATACTTCTGAGAAGTTTAATGATGATAACGAAGATCGTAGTGTTGATACATCATATCCCAAACTCTACTTTAATGAAACCAAAACTTCTGGTGGATTTAAGGTAAGAGCTACTCAGAATATTCCATTTGAAGTTATTACTCCCAACATTCAATCAATGTTACTGTCTGGAACCTCATTGACAGGTTCTGTCAGAACAGTTACTGGTAAGAGTATTAGTGGATCTGAAGTTCCTTATGCTGAGGTTGGATTTGAAACGATTAATGTCAATTCTGCAAACTACTTAGATACTCCTAGATTGATTGCATCTAAGGTAAATGAAGATCTTAATCTGACAAATATTGCAGGAAATAAATCTCTGAATATGAGATTGAATTTGAATACTGTTGATTCTCGTATTAGTCCTATTATTGATACTCAAAGAATGAGTGCAATTCTAACTTCTAATAGGGTCAATGATGTAGTTTCTAATTATGCTTCTGATGTCAGGGTGAGAACAGTATTTGATGATCCTACAGCATGTCAATATATTTCTAACGAGATTGTGTTAGAAAATCCAGCATCTTCAATTAAGATTCTACTTTCTGGACATATTGATGAAACTTCTGATATTAGAGCATTCTATTCAGTATCTGACAATCCAGGTGATGAACCAATCTTTACACCATTCCCTGGTTATAAAAACCTTGATAGATTTGGTGAAGTGATTAATGAAGAGAACAGTGATGGTAGACCAGATACTCTTGTAGCAAGGTCTAATACAAGTTCATTCTTGGAATCTAATACCGAATACAAAGACTATACCTTTACGATTGACAATTTACCATCGTTTAAGATATATAGAATCAAGTTGGTACTTACATCAACTGATCAAGTCTTTGTTCCAAAAGTTAGAGATTTGAGAGTACTTGCACTGGCATAATATGGAATTTTATGAATTGGAAGGTCATAAGGATCTCGCAAGAGATCCTCAGACCAATGCTGTAATTAATGTAAATGAATTGGAATATAATCACTATATTTCTAGACGTGAATCAAAGCATAAAAAGAATCAAAAGGTACAAACCATTGAGCAAGAAGTTGCTAATATGAAGAGTGATATAGATGAAATTAAGTCTTTACTAAAGGAGTTTTTAAATGGATCCAAGTAATATTGAATTGAAAAATCTTGCGAAAAATTTTGCTTACACAAAGTTAGCATCTCAAATTGATGAATGCGAAGACAAGAATGAATTAAAGAACATTGCAAAGGCATTTTGCAAATTATATTATAAGCAGCAAGAAACTATTGCCGCTATTGGGTTACCTGCAGAATAATAACCTAAATACAGTTAGGAAACTTGTGATTAAATGGCACAACCAGCAAGTAGAACAGAGTTAATAAACTATTGCAAAAGGCAACTGGGAGCACCGGTCCTTGAGATCAATGTTGCCGATGAGCAAATTGATGACCTTGTTGATGATGCCCTGCAATATTTCCATGAAAGACATTTCAATGGAGTAATTCAGACTTTTCTGAAATATAAAATTACTCAAGGAGATGTTGATAGAGGGAGAGGAAGAGGTGGTGATAATCCAGTTGGTATCGTAACTACAACTGGAACATCAACCATTGATGGTTCTTCAGTACAATTTTCTTTTGAAGAAAATAGTAATTATCTTCAAGTTCCATCATCAGTTATTGGTGTAAATAAGATATTCAGATTTGATGGGTCAAACACTGTAACAAATAATATGTTCAGTGTAAAATATCAATTGTTTTTGAATGATGTATATTATTGGGGATCTACCGAAATTCTTAGTTATGCAATGACTAAGACTTATCTTGAAGATCTGGATTTTGCATTAGGAACAGAGAAGTATATAAGATTTAATCAAAGACAAGATAGACTTTACTTAGATTTTGATTGGGGTGCAGCATCTGCAGACGATTATCTAATTATTGATTGTTATCGTCTTTTAGATCCAAACGATCACACAAAAGTTTGGAATGATGCTTTCTTAAAGAAATATCTGACAGCACTGATTAAGAAGCAATGGGGTCAAAACTTAATTAAATTCCAAGGAGTAAAACTTCCTGGTGGTATTGAACTTAATGGTCGTCAAATATATGATGATGCAGAAAAAGAACTAGAAATAATTCGTGAACAAATGTCTAATACATATGAACTTCCACCATTCGACATGATAGGATAGTAATATGTTAAATCCATTTTTTACTCAGGGTACTCAGGGTGAACAAAGTCTTGTTCAAGACTTAATTAATGAACAGTTGAGAATGTATGGGGTAGAAACTTTTTATCTACCCAGAAAATTTGTCTCTGAAAATAGTATTATAAGAGAAGTTGTTCAATCAACTTTTGATATGGCTCTTCCACTTGAGGCATATGTTGATAACTATGATCAATATTCTGGTGCCGGAAACATATTATCAAAATTTGGAATAGAGTCAAAAGATGAGATAAGACTTGTAATTTCAAGGGAAAGATTTGAAAGTTATATCACTCCCCTGATAGAAAATGAGGACAATATTAAATTATCAACCAGACCAAAGAGTGGAGATCTTATCTGGTTTCCACTAGACGATAGAATTTATGAAATAAAAGATGTTGAGTATGCAAAACCATACTATCAACTTCAAAAACTTTATGTATATGAACTCACCTGCGAACTCTTCAGAATGGAAGATGAGGTCATTGCAACTGGTGTAGATGAAATTGATGATAACCTTGTTGGAAATGAAACTGATGGTGTCACGGATGATGGCATCAATACAGTTCAAGGAATTACTCAGACACTTAGACTTATTGGAGCAGCATCAACAGCAACTGCAACTGCAGCAATATTTGATGGTGGTGTAAGATTCTTTACTATTTCTGATAGAGGTGGTGGGTACGGAGAAGTTCCTACCGTAGCAATTTCTTCAGCACCGTCTGGAGGAACAACTGCAGTTGGTATTGCCACTATGATTGGTGGAATCAATGTATGCAATTTAAATGCAAACCCAAGATTACAATCAGTACAAGGTGTAAATGTTGCAAACTCTGGTGCAGGATATACAGTAGCACCAAGTGTAAGAATCATTGGTGATGGTGTAGGTGCTGCAGTAACAGCAACTATTGGAGATGGTGTTGTTGGTATAGTAACTATCACTTCGGGTGGGGGTGGATATACTGAGAATCCACAAATTACATTTACAGGCACTTCTTCAGTATCTGCTGCTGCAACAGCTGTTGTTAGTGCTGCAGGAACTATTTCTGCAATTTATATGACAAATGCTGGTCTTGGATATACTGAGGCACCAACTATTTCTATTGCTGCCGCAAATAGTTCTGGATCTGGTACATTCCAGTTTAACGAAACTGTAACTGGATCTATTAGTGGAACTACTGCAAGGGTTAGAACTTGGAGTTCTATTACTAACGAATTAGAAGTAGCAACAGTATCTGGAACTTTCCTTGTAGGAGAATCTATTGTAGGTGGAACATCTGGAGCATCTTACATTCTAAGAGTATCTGATAAGGAACCAATGGATGATGGTTATGCAGATAACTTTGAGATTGAAACAGAAGCAGATTCTATTTTAGACTTCTCAGAGCAGAACCCATTCGGTATTCCCTAAATAAAACTATCTCATAAGAATGATATTGTAGGAATTAAAAATGTTTGAGTATTTTTACAACGAAATTTTAAGGAGAACCATTATATCTTTTGGTACTCTTTTTAATAATATATCAATTCAGCACAAAGATTCTTCTGATAGTGTTGCTAGCGTTGTAAAAGTTCCTCTGGCATATGGACCTACTCAGAAATTTTTAGCAAGGATTGAACAATCTCCAGATTTAAACAAACCATCCGCAATTACTCTTCCAAGGATGTCGTTTGAATTTACTGGACTTACATATGATCCTTCAAGAAAAGTAACCACTACAACGGCATTTACCGTAAAAGATCCTAATGATGGATCTGAGTCAAAAAAGACTTATATGCCAGTTCCATACAATATGCAATTTGAACTGAGCATCATGACTAAACTGAATGATGATGCTCTTCAAATTGTTGAACAAATTCTTCCATATTTCCAACCAGCATATAACTTATCGGTAGAGTTGGTTGAAGCAATTCAGGAAAAGAGAGATATTCCTGTAGTGCTCGAAAATATTACGATGCAGGATGATTATGAGGGAGATTTTTCTCAAAGAAGAGTTCTTCTTTATACTTTGAGATTTACTGCCAAGACTTACCTGTTTGGTCCTTCTTCCTCTGCAACCAAGGATATCATCAAGAAGGCAACTGTCAGTTATCTCACTGGAACAGATCTTTCAAATACAACAAGAGAAGTTTCTTATTCTGTTGTTCCAAGAGCAATCAAAAATTATACTGGAGATCCAGCAACTACAATATCTGCAGATATTACAACAACAACTAAGACATTTGAAGTTGCTGATGTCAGTGGATTGACTGCTAAGTCGTATGTTGATCTCAATGGGGAGCAGATCTTTATCAAAACAATTAACGGCAATAAGTTGACTGTTAATAGAGGTCAAGATGGAACAACCATCACGGATCATGTGGCAGGCGAACCAATTTATGTAATTGATGCTGCGGACAATGCACTAATTGAAGAAGGTGATGATTTTGGATTTAGTGGTAATACGTTCTGATGACTATGCAAATGAGTAAAAATTTTGACGAACTGAACGAAACTTTTAATACTTCTGGAGACATTGTTAATCCAGAAGTAGTAGAAAAGAAGGTTGAGAAGTTAAAAGATTCGGTTGATGATATTAAAAAAGATTATGAGTATACCAGAGGTAATCTCTATTCAATCATTGAGAAAGGACAAGAAGCTTTGAATGGTGTTCTTGAACTTGCACAAGAAAGTGAGATGCCAAGAGCATATGAAGTTGCTGGACAACTCATTAAGAATGTCGCAGATGCAACCGACAAACTTTTAGACTTACAAAAGAAACTAAAAGATGTAGAGGAAGAAAAGCAAGTTAAAGGACCATCTACTGTTAATAATGCATTGTTTGTCGGATCAACTGCAGACCTTGCAAAGATGCTAAAGGACGGACTTAAGGAAGATAATAAATAGTTAAAATTATATTTGAACGATGGCAGTCAATCCAGTTTTTAATATAACAATTCCTCAAGGTGCAGATTTTTCCGAAACTTTTGTATCTACAGAAACTGATGGATCGACTTCAAATCTAGCTGGTTATACAGGATCTGCTAGCATAAAGAAACATGCTGGTGCAACTACGTCTACATCATTTAGTGTTTCTATTACATCTGCTACTGCAGAAGTTTCTATTGCAATGACATCAGGAAAAACAGTTTCTTTAGAACCCGGAAGATATGTTTATGATGTTAGATTACAATCTCCAAGTGGATCTGTATCTAGGATGGTAGAGGGTATGGCATTTGTAACAGCAGGTATTACTACAACGTAAAATCATGCCTATTATTAGAAAAGCATCATCTGCACCAAGAGCAAGTATACAAAAAGGGGAAGCAAAACCCAACATAAAATCAGTTAGAAATATATCAGTAATTCGTGAAATGAATGACACTTCATTTGGAACTTTAGATGAATCTAAAGATGGATTATTAGTGTCATATGATGATACGACTAATAAATTTGTTTTAGTATCATCAGACGATATTTTATCAACATCGGTAGATGATGTTGATTTGCCTGATGATTTTGTTGATAGATTAGAAGAAGAACTTGTACTTCCAGTAACAGAATTGGACGCAGGAGGATTCTAATGCCAAGAAGAGTAAGAGATTTATCAGATAACGAACTGCAAATTTTAGATACTAATGGTGCTAGTAGAAACAAGTTTGTGTTGCGGTATAATGCAACAACAGATGAATTTGAGGTTGTTTCTACAGATGACGTATTGATTAGTTCTTTAACTACACCATCTCCAAGAGATTTTGTTACAACCCTTGAATCACAATTGGAAGATGTTCAAAGAACTTTTCAAGGTGGAACATTTTAAATTATACATTTTGAATTTATAAATAATACACTAGGTAGTATAGATTCATACGAGAATGGCTGCACCCGTAATTCAGTTAAAGCGTGGTTTATTAGCAAATCTTCCAGGACTGAAGGGAGGGGAGCCAGGTTTTACCACCGATAGTTATGATCTTTATGTCGGTCTTGATGAAACTACTGCTAATAATAAACTTATTGGTTCTGGTAGATATTGGTCAGTAAACTCTGCAACAAAAGGTAGTGGAGTTAACCTTGTAGAAGGTACAAATAACGGAACGAGTTTTGTTACAATTAAGTCACCAGATAGTCTTTCTGGCATTGTAACTTATACGATGCCAGGAACTGATGGGTCTAATGGCAACGTTTTAATTACTGATGGTGCAGGAAATTTATCATTCTCCACTCCAGCAGCATCATCATTTACTATTGCTGCAGAAAACGGCACTTCTGATACATTCAATACTGGAGAAACACTAACTTTTGCTGCTGGTGAAGGTATTGACACCACTGTATCTAATAACCAGATTCTTATTGCTGCTGAATTAGCAACAGAAACCAATCCGGGTGTTGCAACTTTTGATGGTACAGATTTTACTGTAACCTCTGGCGATGTTACTCTGAATGCAGAGAGGATTCAAGACATTACTGGTGCTCAGTTAGTAACTAATGGGTCACATACTCGCATTACTGCTGCATATGATGATGCAGGAGATGGTGCAATTGATCTGACAGTTGATAATGATCTTTCAAATTATGACAATAGTACTTCCGCATTTATTACGGCAGCATCATCTGATACTTTAACTAATAAGACATTTGATGCTAATGGCACAGGTAACGCACTCTCTAATGTAGAAGTTGCTGACTTTGCAGCTGCTGCAATAGTTTTAGAGTCTGAGGGTATTGGTTCAAATGATAATGATACCTCTATTCCAACATCGGCAGCAGTTAAAGACTATGTAGATAATAATGTAACAGCACAAGATCTTGACATTTCTGATGGCACCCATACTGGTTCTGTTGATTTAGATTCACAATCACTTACGTTCTCTGGCACTACTAATGAGATTGAGACTGTCGTAGCAAACCAAAGCGTTACTATTGGACTTCCTAATAATGTTACTGTTTCTAACAACCTGACTGTTTCTGGCAACCTGTATGTTAATGGTTCTACTACTCAGGTAAATACCACAACTCTGAATGTTGAGGATGCTCTAGTTGATTTTGGATTGGTTAATGATGCAGGAAATCTTGTCCCACCATCATCAGATCTGAATAAAGATATTGGTGTTCTGTTTAACTACTATACAACTGCTCCTAAGAAGGCAGCAGTATTCTGGGATGATAGCACTTCAAGAGTTGTTGTTTCTGCTGATGTTTCAGAAAATACTGGAGTTCTTACTAATAATACTGGTGGTGCATTAGAAGTTGCTTCTCTGTATGTAAGTGGATGCACTGGTTCTACAGTTGAAGTTATCGGTTGTAGTGGTGGAGAAGTAGTTATTACTAATGCAACGATAGACGGCGGATCATTCTGATATTATGGATGAACAAGATTATACGAATCTGATTTCTGTCTATCAAAGTAAACTTTTTGATTTTATGAATCAAAATATTGCTCTAGAAGCAAGAGAGTTGAAGTATAGACAGACTATAGAATCTTTGAATCAAAAGATATCAGAGTTAGAAAAAAAACCAAAGAGATCTGCAAAATCTACTGAAGAATATTAATAAATATCTTTAACACTCCTAGTATATACTAGGAAAATGGTATATACCAACTGAGGGATAGATGGCAGATCCAAAAATTAGACTGAAAAGGTCTTCTGTAGAGGGCAAGATTCCTACACCAGACCAGGTTCCTTTAGGTGAGATAGCTCTTAATACCTATGATGGATATCTCTACGCATCCAAAAATGTAGGTGTTGGAACCACAGTTATTGCTATCAACCCTTTCAGAGTTGGTACTGGAACAAATACATATAATGCATATTTTACTGCCGGTAATGTTGGTATCGGTTCAGAAATACCAACCACAAAACTGGATGTTGATGGAACAGTAACTGCTACTTCATTTGCCGGTTCAGGTGCTAGTTTAACGGGACTTACTGGTGCTTCTGCAGCAACTTACGGAAGCACTGGACTGACACCTGTCATAACAGTTGATGCTAACGGAAGAATTACTGGTATTACAACTGTCACTACTTCTGGATCTGGTGGTGGACTTGCTCAAGTTTCTGACGATACCTCACCACAACTTGGTGGAGATTTAAATCTCAACTCTAATGATATTACTGGGACTGGTAATATTGATATTACGGGTGTTGTAACTGCAACATCATTAGTAAAATCTGGTGGAACTTCATCTCAATTCTTAAAAGCAGATG